TACCTTATTTTTCCCTGGACATTCCTAGGAATTGCGGTTTTGTTATGCCTTATCGTTCCAGGGATGGCTCCATCTCCACCTTTAAAGGTAAGACGTCTAATGACAAAGTATATAATGGGTTTCGCAAATTCCAAGGAAGCTATTACAGACTCGATAAACCCACTTTTAACGGTCTTTGTATGGCCCCGTTGATAAGTGATTCAGTTGCAAACATTGTCCTAGGTTTCCATCTAGGCGGTGCCACTGGCACTAGCCGTGGGTGCTCAGGGCTTTTAACTAGCCAAGAAATAGCTGAGGCCCTCTTGCAATTAAAGTCGGTGGTCAACATCCCTATTGCCACGGGGGAAGGCACTATGCTTCCCACTAAGTATGGGGCCACTATCTTCGAAAACACTTTTATTGACCCAAAGTCACCGGTTAATTATTTCCCCCCCTCCATTCCAATTTCTGTGTATGGTAGTTGTCCTGGAGGAGTGAAATATTACACAGCTGTTTCCAAGTCCAGTATTTCCGATTCAATTGAAGTTCATTGCGGGGACGCTAACATATATGCTGGCCCCAAGTTTGGACCAGAAACTTGGAAGCCTTGGTATAAGGGCTTGGAAGGATATTCCGATATTGCTCCCGGCCCTTACCCAAGTTCCATTAGATGGGCAGTAGATGATTACATTGGACCAGTTCTCCAAAAGTTTGACGATTTCGAAATTTTCAGAAACCTCAAGCCATTGAGTAACCGTGAAATTTTAAACGGTATTGATGGCTTGCGTTTTGTAGACCGTATGGCTCGCAATAAGTCTGTGGGTTTTCCCTTAGTCGGTCCTTTGAGCAATTATATGTTAGTGGATGAACTTGGCGAAGGAGGAGTGGAACTTAATCCCATCTTTTGGGAAGAAGTCTCGCAAATGGAAGAAAACGCCTTGAACGGTATCCGTTCTTATCCGGTATTTAAGGCTAGTCTTAAGGACGAAGTCACCAAGGTGTCCAAGGATAAAGTTAGGGTGTTTACTGCGGCCTCTATGGCGCATAAGCTCATTTTGAGGAAATATTTCCTCCCTTTAACTCTTGTTTTGTGCTCAGATCCTTCTGTGTCAGAATGTGCCGTGGGCATTAACGCTTACGGTCCAGAATGGGATGACATGGTAACGCATGTCACGGATTTCGGTACAGATAGGATTCTAGCTGGAGACTTCAAAGCTTACGACCAAAAACTCCCTCCCAGTGTCACTAGAGCAGCATTTTCGGTGTTTATCCGCATGGCTCGCAGAGCCAACTACACCGAAAGGGATATCACCATTATGGAACATTTGGTGTCCGATGTTGTCCATGCCACTGTCGCATATAACGGTACATTGATAGGGTTCAACGGATCCCAGCCGTCTGGGCAAAATCTAACTGTGTTTATTAACAACATTAGCAATGGTATTTTGCACAGGTGTGCATATTTAGACTCCAGCCCTCTAGGGCGCGCTAATACTCCCCCTTTTAGAGATAATCTCAAGATGATCTTTTACGGAGATGATTCCACGGGGAGTGTTAACAAAGAGTGCACATGGTTCAACAACCAGGTCATGTCCACCTACATGGATGAGTATGGTATGACTTACACGCCCCCTGATAAAGCGGGCGAACATCCAACTTTTCGTCCTAAGGGCGAAATCAGTTTCTTAAAGAGAGACTCTCGATATGACGAAGACATTAAGCACAATGTCGG